ACAGTTGTATGCACTCATGGCAATCAAATGCATGGAGAGCATCCTGTTCGCCCCCGAGAACCTCGAGGTTCACTCCATCAAACACAAACCCACCCATGTGGCCATTGCCGAGCTTCTCGAGCACATGCGCCAGGAGAACATGCGGGACAAAAACAAGATGAAGATTGATGGGGAGTTCATTGAGGGGGATGGCAGTGCGTGGGATACGACCTGCAGTGCAGAAATCAGGGATATCATTGAAAACCCTCTCCTTGCACACATCCTGACAGTCACTGTCCAGACTGTTTGGCCGATCGAGTGGGGATTGGCCCACCAAAAGATCAACACCGAGAGACTGCTCAAGCTGCGCTTCAAGCAGAAGGGCACGGATGTTGAGACCGATGTGAAGGAATTCTTCTTCTTCGAGATTAAAGCGATTCGTCGCTCCGGTCATGCCGGCACTTCGGTACTCAACTTCCTCGTGAATTTCGTGATGTGGATGGTGTTGGTCTTTGGTGACAACGGTGTTCTTTTCTTGGATCCCAAGCGCAGACGTGCTAAGGACAGGTGGGGAACAGACAGATGGCTGTTTGGCGGTTTCGAAGGGGACGACTCGGGGATACAAACATTCCCAACCTTCGAACCGGCGCAATTCGCGCGCATGACGGAAGACTGGCGTTTGTGTGGGTTCAACATGAAGCTCAACCATGGCATGACGGTCGGCAAGTTTGTAGGCCATGCGATTGAGATTGACGGGAAGGGTCCTACGGGAGTCTTCTGCCCAGACATGCAGAAGTTCGTCAAATCGTCGGGATTAAGCGTTTCGCCCTCTATGACAGAGGCTTTCAAGCAGGGACAGATTATGAAGATGGACGTGATGATTTCTTCAACTTACATCGCGCGCGCATACCAGGTCGCACGGGTGTGTCCACTTCTCTCGTCAGCGTGCTACAACTACGCAACTGCTTTGAACGATCGCAAAGAGGACTTTTGGGATAGGGAGTGCCAAATGTTCACTGGCTGCCCGTCACGCGACGAGGCTATCACAGCCATGAAAGCAGAGTGGGTCATCCACGGTGCCGATTCCGACGACATACTCGCCCGATGCGGGTACGGCACATCTGTAGCAGAACTCGACATTTATTGTTCGCTGTTCGACGCTCTGCACCCATCGCACATTCCGTCTGTCGAAGAGACGCGGAGTCGTGCGCCAGCATCGTGGCTGTCATAGAGCCATGATTGTTTCACCCGTAGTGCACTGTGTA